AGCGTCCCTTTCACTGCGTGAAACTTATATAATCGTTGCTACAATGACTAGATTAAGTACGATAAGGAAGTTAATCCCTATAGTATTAACCTTGTATTGTGAGCAGTACGAAGTATACAGTTCACGTGTAACAGCTTACTTAGATACATTTTCACATAATGTGGACCACCAAGGCTTAGAACAGACTGTTCGAAGGTATAAATTCCTTCGTCTGGCTGTTTTAAGGTACCTTAGTGGGAATCCACTATATGAACTTGAATCTGTAGCACTAGATTCTTCAGGTTTTCCAAAGGAGTTGTCTTTATGGAAATCTGACTTAGATAACCCTCAAACCATAAGGGTCCTCCTAACATTATTAAATGTTGGGAGAGCCTTTAAGTTTAAGGCTATTCTGAAGTTAGATACCATCGAGACTTCTTCCAAGGGAATTCCTCAAAATGAGGACACTATAAAAGTGATCTGTAAGACTCTAGGAGTCTACCCTCAATCTTTGAGTTGGACTGATTTTCATTTCTCTACAAAGAGTGGTCCTAACGGTCCTGCTTTGGCTTCAGCCTTAACTGACTTGGACGCTATAACACCTCAACAAAAGGAAGATATTATCCTTTTGGGTGGGTTAGCGCTTCAAGTAGCTATGACTAAGCCTTTTCAGAGTACCGGTTTAGGATACTCGATGATGGAGATCTGGAGATTAATCCACTCAAAGGCTGAAAAGTATTCTCGTAAGCTTAGTTACTTTAGTGATAAGGAGGGTAAGACAAGAGTGATTGCCATTCTTGATTATTGGACTCAGACAGCATTAAAGCCTCTTCACGATGCTTTAATGGGTATATTGCGAAATATACCGTCTGATTTTACCTTTAATCAGGATGACTTTCAATCTTCCTTACCTTCTACCGGTCCATACTATTGTTATGATCTCTCCGCAGCAACAGACAGAATGCCTGTTGACTTTCAAGTTAGTGTTTTAACTAACTTGATCGGGAGGGAGCATGCTTTAGCATGGAAACGCCTGCTAGTAGGAGAAGCCTTTGTGAACAAAGACTGTGACCATCCGATTTATTATCGGGCGGGACAGCCGATGGGAGCATACTCCTCTTGGGCCGCGATGGCTCTAAGCCATCACGTAATGGTGCAATTATCGGCGATTAACGCCAAGGTTGTAAAACCTGGGTGTTATTTCCCCGATTATTGCCTATTAGGTGATGATTTAGTTATAGCCAATCGTGAGGTAGCCCTTCAATATAAAATCTTATGCTCTCAGCTCGATATGCCAATCTCTGATGAAAAGACCCTAGTTTCTGAAAAGATGCTAGAGTTTGCCAAAAGAATTGTCATTTCGGGTACTGAGGTATCAGGTTTTAGTATCGGGGGTTTCTTGGAAACTTGGAAGAAGTATTCACTTCTTCATGAGTTTCTTCGAAACCAGGCTACTCACGGATGGAACTTGCCTATCTCTGAGCACCCAGACTTGATCCGAGCCACATTCAGT